GCAAGGAACTGGGGTACTCGAACTACAAACTGAGCATGCTCACGGGTATTCCAGAAAGTACACTACGAAGCTATGAAAAAGGAGTTGAGCCGTCATTTAAGAATATGTGTAAGATCGCAGATGCATTGAAAGTTGATATTGGATATTTCAGGAGGTGAGATTAGATGAATTTTAACAGTAGCTATATTGTGGCTGTCTTATCAGGCGTAATGCTTGCGGGCTTCTTGCCACACGAAGAATGGGTCGTTGGTTGGGCTGCGATCTTGGCGATGATCGTCACAGCAATCGCAAGTGCACGAGACGAAACGTGGACTCGAGGCCTAGACTGGCTATTCAAGCCATAAAAAAAGGTCACCTGAAAAGGCGACCAAAAATCAAATATATCACAAATCAATTATATCACGAGGTGAACAAGATGAACAAGGAACAAAAAAGACAAGCAGAGCTCATCAAAGAGATGATAAGGACTTTTAAAGTTGATCTAGCAACTAACATTCAAGAAAAGGTGGTGACACGCGATGCCGACTAAAATCAACAGACTCGAAATCGAAAATGTCAAACGAGTCAAAGCTGCAGTCATTGAGCCAAATCAAAACGGTTTGACGATCATTGGCGGAAACAATAACCAAGGCAAGACAAGTGTGCTAGATGCGATCGCATGGGCTCTAGGCGGCAACAAGCATAAACCATCTAAACCGGAACGTGAAGGATCTGTTACGCCACCAAGCTTGCACATCACGATGAACAATGGCCTTATCGTTGAACGCAAGGGTAAGAACTCAAGCTTGAAGGTAATTGACCCAAACGGACAAAAAGGTGGCCAGCAGTTGCTTAATAGCTTTGTAGAAGAGCTTGCTATAGACTTGCCAAAATTTATGGAGTCAACAGCTAAGGAAAAAGCTACGATCTTACTGCAGATCATCGGAGTCGGTCCACAGTTGATTGAATTGGATAACCAAGAAGCTACTCTATATAACGATCGTCGAATGGTCGGACAAATTGCAGATCAAAAAGCGAAGTACGCTAAAGAGCAACCACACTATCCAGAAGCACCAAAAGAACTGGTATCTGTAACTGAACTCATTGAGCAACAACAAGCGATCCTTGCTAAAAACGGTGAGAATCAGCGCGAACGAGAAAACTTAACGCTTATCAAAAATCAATACGACCAAGAAGAAGCTGAGTTAGCGCGTTTACGGCAACAACTTGCAGAATACGAGTCTCGACATCAACAAACAGCACAAAACTTAGAGATCGCTCAAAAGTCAGCGCTTGACTTACAAGATGAGTCGACTGAAGAGCTTCAAAAGAATATTGCTGATATCGATGAGATCAATCGAAAAGTCCGGGCTAATTCTGATAAAGAAAAAGCGGAGATGGACGCTGCAGAGTACAAAGAAAAATACGAAGAGCTTACTGTCAAGATCGATAACATTCGTGAACAACGAACAGCATTGTTAGATCAAGCGCCGTTACCATTGCCAGGTTTATCGGTTCAAGAAGGTGAATTGATCTACAATGGCCAAAAATGGGATAACATGTCTGGCTCTGATCAGTTGAAAGTTTCGACTGCGATCGTTCGGAAGCTTAAACCGGAATGTGGGTTTGTCCTTTTGGATAAATTGGAACAGATGGACATGGCCACACTACAAGAATTTGGTGTGTGGCTTGAACAAGAAGGTCTACAAGCGATCGCTACTAGAGTTTCAGTTGGTGATGAGTGCGAGATCATCATTGAAGATGGCTATGCAGTCAAAAACGAAACTTTAAATAAACCAACTACACCGCCAGTAAATGACTGGTCGACGAAAGGAGCGTTTTAAATGAATTTTACAGTTACAAGTACACGACAAACAAAAGCTTTAAAAGTAGTCGTATATGGTCCGGAAGGAATTGGAAAGACAACATTTGCTAATAACTTTCCACAACCTATCTACATTGATACTGAAGGTTCAACAAATTTTATTGATAGCCAAAAGTTACCTGATCCAACTAGTTGGACAATGCTACTTGAAGAACTTGAGTATTTAAAAAGTACTTCAGGTATTGCTAGAACGATTGTGATCGACACGATGGATTGGGCTGAAAATTTAGCAAAACAACATTTAATGGCAAAAAATAACTGGGATGCGATTGATGCTTCTAGTTATGGTACGCGCTATGTTGCTTTAGCCGATGAGATTGGGAAGCTTTTAAACAAACTAAGTGAACTGGTTGAGTTAAATTACAACGTTGTTCTTTTAGCTCATTCAGAAACTAAGAAGCATGAATTACCTGATGAATTAGGAGCGTTTGATCGTTATGTACTGAAGTTAGAACGACGTGACGCCTCACTGGTAAAAGAGTGGGCGGATATGATCTTGTTTGCCAATTTCAAGACGACTGTCATTACAGATAGTAAGACTAATAGTAAAAAAGCGACTGGTGGCCAACGTGTAATGTATACGACACATAAACCGACCTGGGATGCGAAAAATCGCTTGGGACTTGCTGATGAGCTTCCATTTGATTATGAACAGATCAGAGTTCAACTTGAACAAGCGATGCCACAAGCTGAACCAGTACAACAACCGGTCCAAGCAGCAGTTCAACCTGCACCATCACAAATTCAACCGCAACAGGCACCACCGGTTCAACAAGAGCAAGTACCATTACCGGAAGAACCACCGCAACAACAAGAGGTGCAACAAGCACCACCAGAAAATTTACCGATGCCAGAACAAACGGAAACGATCCCAAGTGTCATTCCAAAGCCAGTAGCAGACTTGATGAGAGCAGATGGTCTTACACCAGGTGACTTGATGACTATGATCTCTAATGCTGGTTTTATGCCAAAAAGAACGCCGTTAGAAAATGTCCCCGAAGATTTATGGAGACATCTAGAATCTGGCTGGAGTACAGCAAAAGAATATTTACACAAAGTATATGAACCAGAGCAATAGGAGGACAAAAGATGAATACAGCAGAAAATGAATTTTTAACATGGGATGGCGGCTTTGTTGCAGAAGAAAGTGAGTTTGTCGTTCTTGATCCAGGTGTTTGCAAATTTACGGTCAGAGGCTTTGAACGCAAGATCTATGATGGTAAGTCAGACAAAATTCCTAACGGTACACCTTACGCTGAGATCGAAATGGAATTTGTTGGGACTAAAGGTAAGACAACAGTAAAAGAACGCTTGTATCTGCTAAAACGTATGCAGTGGAAATTGACAGAGTTCTTTGCTGCAATTGGTCAAAATCCAACGATCGGCCAAGCTTTTATGCCAAATTGGAATGCAGTTATCGGCAGTTCGGGATATGCAGAGTTAGAAGTAAATCATTACAAAGATAATAATGGCAACGATCGTTCGAATAACAGACCTAATAAGTTCCTCAAACCGAACGCACCAGAAATCGCTAGTGCACAACAACCTGCGCCGGTACAAACAACGGTACAACCGCAACCACAACCACAGCCAGTACAACAAGCACCAGTGACACCGCAACAAACAACTCAACCGGTACAGCCTGCACCGGCACAACAAACACAACAAACACAACCACAACAGACGACTCAAGCCGGTTTTACACCAGGAGCATTTTAGGAGGTAAGAATAATGTCAAAAGAGATCGATTTGAATTTATCACGGATGGCGTATGGCGCTATTCAAGAGAAGTTAGATAAGGAACTAGAAGCAGTCTTCAAAAATATCCATGATCCTAACGTGCCGGCAAAGCGGAAACGGACAATCACAATCACGCTTGGTTTTACACCGGACGAAAAACGCCAAACAGTAAATTTGGCCACTGGGATCAAGTCGGTATTAGCACCAACAGAAGAAGTTGAAACGACGGTTTTAACTGGTAAAGACATTAAGACAGGGCGAATTGAGGCGCATGAGCTTAGTTCTGGAGCACCGGGACAAACCTACTTTGATCCAGAAGATAGCCAACTAAAGACTGACGTTGGTAAACCAGTAGACGTAGTCGAGAAAGAAACTAAAGCTAAAGTAATTGATCTACAAGAAAAACGGGGGTAATAGACATGAGTTTAACGAAAGAAGCATTGGAATTTTTGACTAATAACGGTATTAAACCAGAAGAGCGTGTGGCGTTTATCGAAGAGATCCCATATGTGATCGATAGCGAAGGGATCGCGCATCGAGTGGATCCTGTGGCCTATACGGCAAAGCAAAGCTTAGGTTTGAATACCTTATCGAGCTTAGTTGATTACGTCAAATCTAAATTAGATCGTGAAAGTGACCGACTTATTTTGACGATCAAAGATGAGCGGACTGTACTTTTAGAAGGACAACTAGAAGTAGATGGAAGTCGAGAGTGTTTAGCCGAAGTAAATGCGATCATTCCTGCATTTAACTTCGATTACTTCTACCACTCAGAAGAATTCAACATCAAGCTGCAGTCTATTTTTACTGATAGCTCAGACCGTGAGATCTTACTGAAAGTAGTTGGAAATATCAGCGAAGACTCTGTTAAGACTGTCGGTGACGATGGAGTTTCACAAGCAGTCACGATCAATCAAGGTGTTGCCTCAAAAGTCGATGTCAAAGTTCCAAATCCAGTTACTTTAGCGCCTTACCGAACATTCAATGAAGTAGCACAGCCTGAATCAAAATTTGTGTTCCGAATGAAAGAAGGACCACGTTGCGCACTATTTGAAGCAGATGGTGGAATTTGGAGAAATGTAGCTATCAAAAACATCAAAAACTACTTTGAAAAGTCTTTAAAGGCTGAGATCAGCAATGGCAAGATCACCATCCTAGCTTAGGAGGAGATCTAATGGAATTAAGACCTTACCAAGAAGAATCACGTAAGAGAGTACAGGAAGAATGGGAGAAAGGTAATAAGCGAACTTTGCTAGTTTTACCTACTGGGACCGGAAAGACAATCGTATTTTCTAAGATCATCGAAGATCGGGTCAAATTAGGCGAGCGGGTTTTAGTTTTGGCACATCGTGGTGAGTTATTAGAGCAAGCTGCAGATAAGCTTTACAAATCAACTGGCTTAAAGACAGCAACTGAAAAGGCAGAGCAGACAAGTCTTAACAGTTTCTATCGAGTGGTAGTTGGATCTGTCCAAACGATGCAACGGCCAAAACGTTTAGAAAAATTTTCACCAGACTTCTTTGATACGATCGTGATCGATGAAGCACATCACTGTATTTCTGATGGCTATCAACGAGTACTAAAACACTTCGAGAGTGCAAATGTGTTAGGAGTTACTGCAACACCGGACCGTGGCGATATGAAAAATTTAGGATCATATTTCGATAGCTTAGCTTACGAATATGGCTTGGCTGAAGCAATAAGATCTAAATATCTATCACCAATCAAAGCTTTAACGATCCCGCTTAAGTTAGACCTATCTGCTGTAAAACAACAAGCTGGAGATTTCTCAACAAAAGATCTAGGGACAGCATTAGATCCTTATTTAGAACAGATCGCTACAGAAATGGAAAAGCAATGTAAGGATCGAAAAACAGTTGTGTTCTTGCCGTTAGTAAAAACATCACAAAAATTCAGAGACATCTTGAATAAACATGGGTTTAAAGCGGCTGAAGTAAACGGAGAGTCACAAGATCGCGAGCAAATTCTAACTGACTTTGAGAATAACGAATACAACGTCTTGTGCAATTCGATGTTGCTTACTGAAGGTTGGGACTGTCCTGATGTTGATTGCGTGGTAGTTCTAAGACCGACTAAAGTTAGAGCATTGTATAGCCAAATGGTTGGGCGTGGTACGCGACTTGCGCCAGGGAAAGAAGAGCTACTTTTATTAGACTTTTTGTGGCACACAGAGCGTCACGAGCTTTGTCACCCGGCACATTTGATAGCCACCGATGAAAAAGTCGCTAAGAAGATGACTGAAAATATCGAAGAAGCCGGGACAGCGATCGATTTAGAGTTAGCTGAAGAGCAAGCTCAAAAAGATGTTGTTGCAGAGCGTGAACAAGCTTTAGCTGAACAGCTAGCAGAAATGAAACGTCGCAAACGTAAACTTGTTGATCCTTTGCAATTCGAGTTATCGATCCAAGCTTCAGATTTAACAGACTTTGTGCCAGCATTTGGTTTTCAGATGGGACCACCTACAGATAAGCAGTTAAAAGCACTTGAAAAACTGGGGATCTATCCAGATGATATTGAAAATGCCGGTAAAGCAGAAATGCTACTTGAAAGACTCAGCAAGCGTCGTGATGCTGGCCTAACAACGCCAAAACAGATCAGATTTTTAGAAGGTCGTGGTTTCAATCACGTCGGAACGTGGCAATTTGAACACGCAACTAAGCTGATAAATCGGATCGCTGCTAATGGTTGGAGAATTCCAGCAGGGATCACACCGGCTGAATACCAACCAAATTAAAAAATATTTTCCTCACAGTTTTTACTGTGGGGATCACGCCCGGGGCTGGTGCCATTCCACCAAAACAAATGCCTACAAAGATTTATTTACAGTAAAATCTCAGTTCGATTCTGAGTCCGGGCATTGAATCGATTCAAAAAATATGAGGAGGGATGAACATGAAAGACATTCAAGAAGAAATTGCCGGCATTTTCGCAGATGAACGTGAACGAATTGAAAATATCGAAGCAAATATGAATGAACGTGTAACTACTGCTTACGATCTTGGTTATAACGATGGTTGGAATGCAGCATTTAACACTATCAAAGAAAAATTTGGAGATGGAAGAAGGGAGTAGCCTTTGGAAAACAAATTGAACTTAGTCGAACTGTTAGATTATATCGATCCAGCAACTTTAAATTACCAAGAATGGCTAAATGTGGGCTTCGCTTTAAAACATGAAGGCTACTCGATCGATGATTGGGATAACTGGAGTCGACGAGACATGGCTCGCTATCACGATGGTGAAACAGAAAAGAAGTGGGAGAAATTCAACGGATCTGCTAAACCAGTTACCGGTGCAACGATCACACAGTTGGCCAAAGAAAATGGCTGGAGACCACCATCAAGCGATACGACTAGCTTTGGCTGGAACGATAGCTTTGTTGCATCTGATATCGATCGTGGTTATCAAGTTGTAAATACTGATTATATTTTGGGTGAAGAAGTCAAAGAGCCTAAAAATTGGGATCCAATCAAGCAGATCACTGATTACTTCGAAACGCTTTTTAGAGCTGATGACATTGTCGGATTCGTGAATGATGCTTACTTGAGCCAGCACGGAGACAAAGAAAAATGGTTACCCACTCAAGGTGTGTACACTTGGACCGCTGGAACGATCATTGAAAAGCTTAAGCAAACAAAAGATATCGGTGCAGTTCTAGGCGATCCAAACGAACAAGCCGGGGCCTGGATCAGATTTAATCCACTTGATGGCAAAGGTGTTAAAAACGAGAACGTCATTGATTTTCGTTACGCTTTGATCGAGTCCGACAACATGGACGTGGCCAAGCAAAACGAGATCCTGCGCAAGCTCGAATTACCGATCGCAACATTGACTTATTCCGGCGGTAAGAGTTTGCACGCAGTAGTAAAAGTAGACGCTGCTAACTATGGTGAGTATCAAGAACGTGTCGACTATTTGTATAAAATCGTTGAGAAAAACGGGCTATTCATTGATAAGCAAAATAAGAATCCTTCACGACTAACTAGATTGCCAGGCTTTGAACGTGCCGGCAAAAAACAATTTTTAGTGGCCAGAAATATTGGTCAAGCAAGTTGGGACGAGTGGAAAGAATACATCGAAGACATGAACGACAACTTGCCAGAAATGGAAAATATGGCAGACCTCTTTGATGAACCGATCGTGTTAGCGCCGGAACTGATCGAAGGAGTTCTTCGGCAAGGTCATAAAATGCTGATCGCTGGGCCGTCAAAAGCTGGTAAATCGTTCTCGCTTATTCAGTTAGCTATTGCGATCGCTGAAGGTTGGGAATGGTTCGGTTTCAAATGTCAGCAAGGAAAAGTCTTATATGTGAACCTTGAGCTGGACGAACGATCGGCTAAAAAACGTTTTGCTGACATCTACAAAGAATTAGGACGTGGCCACGATAATGTGGGGAACATCGATGTCTGGAATTTACGTGGTAAGACAAGCCCAATGGACAAGCTAGCACCAAAACTTATCCGGAGAGCGCAAAAATCAGACTACATCGCAGTCATAATCGATCCGATCTATAAAGTGCTGACTGGGGATGAAAACAACGCTCATGACATGTCAGTTTTTGTTAATCAGTTCGACATGATTGCTACAGAACTGCAGTGTTCAGTTATCTATGCTCACCACCATTCAAAAGGCGCTCAAGGTGGTAAAAGCTCGATCGATCGTTCTTCCGGTTCCGGAGTTTTTGCACGAGATCCAGACGCGATTTTAGACTTGATAGAATTGCCTGTTAATGAAGATCGATACAAGCAACGTGAAAATGATGCAATATGTAACGTTTACGCAGGAGCAATCAAGACGTATAATCCTACTTACTCAGATATTGGCCAAGACGATATCTTCAGCAAATCAGAAATGGGTAAACACTTGATGAAAGCTATTCAAGATCCGGAAAAGTTGAAATATATCAACGAGCAAAAAGATCTTGCAGTAACTATGGTAAGACAAGCTACAGCATGGCGTTTAGAAGGAACGCTGCGTGAGTTCCCTAAATTTACTCCGGTAAACGCTTGGTTCAAATATCCAATACACATGCTCGATGAAAGTTTGCAGGATATCAATCCAGAAGATGATAATTCAACTCAAAAATGGAAAAAAGGGACTCAAAAATCCAATCAAAGCAGAGCTGAAAAGGCTCAAAAAGAACTTGAAGAAGCCTTTTATTCAGTGAACATGGAAGGTAACGAAGCTGTAGAAATTAATGCCGTAGCCGACTATTTAGACCTTAGCAAAAGATCGGTGTATCGACGAGTAGAGAATAGCGATAAATTTATTGCAGAAGATGGAATGATTAGAAAAAAGTAATTAAACCAGTAGATAAAAATAGTTGAGACATGCTAAAGACACTCTTTAAATGTCATGAAAATGTCTTCGTGACACTCTAACAGGTCGTCCTAGGACGTCAAAAGGATAAAAACCTTGTCGGAATCACTGTCGACAGTGTTCAAGACACTCTACCTCTCAGGGAGAGAGTGTCTTGACACGGTGACACAGCGAAAATGACACAGTAAAGAGTGTCACAGAAAGGAAAAGGGTAAAATAATGGAATTTTTTGTGCCAATGAAGGAGATCCCAAACACAACACATCAACAGAAAAAAGTGACTGTCGCAAAGAATGGTAAGCCAGTATTTTATGAGCCAGCAGAATTGAAAGCAGCACGAGAAAAGTTGACAGCTCATTTAGCGAAGTTTGTTCCGGAAACAAAATTTAAGAAGTTGGTCATCTTGCAAGTTAAGTGGTTATATCCGAAAGAAAAACACGAAAACGGAAGTTACAAAACGACTAGGCCAGATCTAGATAACATGATGAAGCTACTTCAAGACTGCATGACAGATCTTGGCTTTTGGGAAGATGATAGGTTGATCGCAGGATTACACGTTGAAAAGTTTTGGTCTGAAGTACCAGGAATCTATATCAAAATCGAGGGGGCGTAATCATGGACTGGGAAAAGTTTTTTAAAGATGTTATGAACTGGATGAACGCAGCTAACATTATGCTGAAAAATTATCCGATCGATTCAGCAGAGTATTGGAAATGGGTGATTGATACGACAGGAAGAATTGAGAAACGCTACAATGCACATCCCCTTGTAGTAGGGATCATGGTGGCGATAATCAGGTATCAAGATGAAATCGCGCAAAGTGTGATTGCTAAAAAGGAGAGTGAAAATGCTGGCGTTGGTGTTTAAGTGGCTAGTGCTGACTTTGCTGTTCTTGCTACTAGCGCTGTTAGCATTTGCGCATGATAGAAAGTGAGGAAAGAAAATGACAGGAAAGAAACGTAGTCGCAAGCGTGACAAGCGACGTCGACGACAAAAAAAGTTAGAACGTGCAAAGGAGCGTGTACAAGTTGGAAAACAGAATTAAAGAGCTGCGAGCTGAAAGGGATTTGAGCTTAATGCAGTTAGAACAAGACGTGGGAATTTCGTATTTTACACTTCGGCGATATGAGCTTGGAGATACCGAGCCTAAGCTTGAAACTTGGCTCAAACTAGCAGATTACTTCGGTGTATCAGTCGGTTATTTGCAAGGTGTCGAAGAACGGTTAGAGCTAACAAGCGAGTTGGAACAGCAGTCGAAGCATGATGCGATTTGGAAAGGTATGGCAAAGACGCTTCGAGCTGCTAGTGTTGGCATGATTACGAGGGAAGAAGCTTCCCA